ATGAGAACGGAACCTTATTTAAGTTTAGACGAACAACCTCTTGGTTATCATCCACAACCACGGATTCATTAATGATATCTTCAATTGCCATATCACACTCTGGGTGCATAGCAATTTCTCTATATCGTCTAATTAAGTCCGATTCATTATTTACTTTTCCTTCGATATCAAGATAGGTTCCAAAGTGACCACCACCCATAATTGTCTGTGTACCGTCATCACTTGATGGTGCGGTAAACTGTTGACTATTAGGTTTAGCCTCTTTTCGTTTGATTTCGAAACCAAATATTTCTGCCACTACTTTTCTCCTTTATACTATATTATTTAGGGCGCCTCGAAAGACGCCCTATTTCAACTTTATGTTGTAGTGTTTGATTCCCAGTATTGGTATCTCCAAGTACATTCAAATGTTTCAAGTGCTGACGCCTGTTCCATAGTTAGATCAACTTGACCTATTACGGTTGGGTACATACCTCTGAAAGTGTAAGACTTGATTGTGTTACCATTTCTATCTAAGTGATCAACAAATGCGTCCACTTGATAGTCAGTTGGATTTACAAGTCCTTCGTTATCTGAATGGTTGTTTATACCATTTGACCATCTTTCAATAGCATTTCTGATTAAGAAATCAGTATCGTTGATGATAGTAGTAGTCCAAGTTTGGAATGTTCTATCACCTGCCATGTAGATAGGTCTACCACGGAAATTTACAGTTAATTCACCAATTTCACTTGACGGTAAGTTAGTAGCAGTACATAAAAATGCCATTGCTTCTGTTTCACCACCAACTGCTGCGTAACCAGGGAACGGAAGAGTAACTTTAAACTGATTGTTTCTAGCTCCTCCACCTTTTAGTTTAGAGACAAAATCTGTTATATTAGCCATGTTTTACCTCCTATGCCCCAGCGACTTCACTAAACGATACACCACTTCTTGTAGCGATAAAGTTTAGTTTGATGAAGTTAATTGAACGATTTGGTTTAACAAAGATGTCAGCCACAAATTCGTTTCTGTCAATTACTTCCGCTGTGTTGTTTGTTTCATCACAGACTACTGAGAAGTCTGTAATACCACGTCTACCTTGTACGTCTCTAAGGAAAGGCTCAATCAAGTTTCTAAATTGTGCTCTAGTGAACTCATCATTGAACTCAAAGAGTTGGAATTTAGCTGCTGTTGATACTGCTTTTTCCATAGTTATGAATAAACGTCTTACATTTATTCTGTTAAACGCACTTGGTTTAGACAATGCTGTTTTATCTCCAAATAACAATGTACCTTGACCAGGGAATGTTACAACAGGATTTACTCTTGCTTTATACAATTCGTCTCGTTGTGTCTGGTTAGGGTTAAATGCTAATTTTACAGCACCTCTGATTTGTCCTCTGCTAAATCCAGCAGGTGAATACCAAGGGTCTGCAACGATATCTGTTCTTGCAGCTAATCCTGCGATATCACCACATAATGGTACAAATCTGTATATATCATTGTACTTATCGTACATATACTTGTAACCACTATCAATGACAGCGTAAGAAGAACTTGAAAGTCCGTCTGCAAAAGCTTTAACATTTGCTGTTTGTGATATTGGATCTGATACATTTACTATATCTGCTCTCGCAGGTGAGATAAATGCTACAACATCTTTTCTACCTTCTGCAACATCAATTACTTTAGTTGCATGTGTATCACCAGTTGCGTCTGCCGCTGATGCTCCACCACCTTGTGAAGGTCCTGCAATTAAGAAGTTGATATCTACTGTTTCTGAATCAGCAAACTTATCATATGCTAATGCCATTTCACCAAGAGTAGGTTCATTATCGTCCGTACCTCCTGATAAACTTGCACTAAACACAGTTAAAGCCGCAGTTCCTTGATTATCAAAAGCTACTGCCGCCTTAGTGGTTGCATTTAACTTAGGTGATCCTGCATTTGCTAAAGTTGATTCATGATCCATCCAGTAAATGAACTCACTTGATCTGTAAAGTACATCTACATAATAGTTTGAATTACCTGAAGCGTCTCTTGCGTCTGAAGCTTGAGATACACCTTCAAATGTTTCTAGAATTGAACCAGCAGTACCTGAAATACCGCCATCTTCATCTATAACAGCAATGTGTAATTCATCAAGTGAAGCACCTGCTGCTGCTGCGTCATCAGTAGTTGATGGTGCGTTAGAAAAATTAAAATAATATTCCCAATGCCTTCTAACATGTGCATTGTCTGCTACTGCATGTCTTAATCCGCCTGTTTCTGTTTTACCTGAAGCAGGATCAAATCTTGATATTGATAATACATGAGTTGCAATCGCTGTTACTTTATAATAATTACCTGATGGAGCTGCAGTAAAGTTACCACTTATATCTCCAAACTCTAGTATGTCACCAACTTGTACACCTGTACCTGCGTCTACTGTTACAGTAGTGTCGCCAATAGATTTTGCACCATTGACCATATTACTACCGCCTAGTAAACTTCGATACGCTGTTGAGTTAGTACACATAGAGACTTTTAGGTTATTACCTTCTGTTCCAGCTTCTCTTGCTGCCCATGATCCTGAAGATCCTTGACCAGCGCTGTAATTGTCTAAGTAATCAGTTGTATTTTTAATCTGGATACCTGTACCGCCTGAAGCAGCATTGAGGTTACCAGTCACAGCTCTGACCACTCGTAAAGCATTTCCGTACTGTAAAAAGTTGGTTGCACTAAAAAAGTATTCGAAAGTGTCAGCAGTTGGTTTACCAAATACTCTTACAAATTCGTCTTCACTTGAAACCGTAGTGATTTCATCCATCGGCCCTTTCTCACTAACAATACCTATTGCACCTATTGATGTAGATACAGCAGGGATTACGTTAGTAAGGTCCTTT